AAATCTTTAATGATCTATTCTCTCGCACGTTTTTGGGAGAAGAAGAATTTAAAAACATTAATAGTTGTACCAACTACATCTCTCGTTGAGCAGATGTATAAAGACTTTGAGAAGTATGGTTGGAACGCAGAACATCATTGTCATAAAGTATATGCAGGTACTAATCCTGGAACAGATAAGGATGTTACAATAACTACATGGCAGTCTGTATATAAACTACCCAAATTGTTCTTTGAAGACTTTGGTGCTATAATTGGGGATGAAGCACATCTATTCAAAGCTAAGTCTTTGACAAGTATAATGAATAAACTCTACGACTGTAAGTACCGCGTAGGGTTCACAGGTACTTTAGATGGTATGCAAACAAATCGCCTAGTACTCGAAGGTGTCTTTGGTAGTGTAGATAAGATAACTCGAACAGAGAAGTTAATTAAGGAAGGCCACCTTTCTGAATTTGAGATCAAGGTACTTGTACTAAAGCATGACAAGAGAACCTTTGATACTTATCAAGAGGAGATGGACTATCTTGTGGAGCATGAGGGTAGGAGTAAATTCATACGCAACTTGGTCTGTGACCTGACTGGAAACACACTCGTCCTGTTCAACTACGTTGAACGGCATGGTATGCCATTATTTGAGTTGATAAATAATAAGGTAGGAGAAGATCGACTAGTATTCTTAGTTCACGGGGGTGTCGATACGGAGGATAGAGAGAAGGCAAGGGAGATCGCTGAAACTACGCATGATAGTATAATAGTGGCATCGTATGGGACTTTTAGCACTGGTATTAATATTCGGAACTTACATAACGTTGTCTTTGCATCGCCTTCAAAATCAAAAATCCGAAACCTCCAGTCGATCGGCAGGGTCTTGAGGAGAGGAGAACACAAAAGTAAAGCAGTATTATATGATATTGCAGATGACATCTCCAAAGGATCACAAAGGAATTATACTTTGAACCATCTTGTAGAAAGAGTGAAAATATACAATGAAGAAAACTTTAATTATGAGTTCATTGATGTCCGAATTAAATAAGGAAATGGAAAAACCTGAATTTCTTGCAGCACTAAAATTAGTATCTGGAGAGGAAATTCTTTCTGTAGTAACACATGTTAACGATGAGAACGGCGACTATTTAATTGTAGAGAATCCTATAGAGATAGAAGAAGTCTTGCTTCAAGGAAACAAGCAGGGTGCAAAGGTGTCGCCCTGGATGAAATTCTCCAAGGAGGAGGAATTTATTATTCCTAAAGATAAAATTATTACTATCGTTGAAGTTGATACTGAAGTTCAAGTATTTTATGCTATGTCTTTAAGGAGACTCAACTGTGATACATTAGGTGCTAACGGAAGACTTTCAACTGTTGAAGAAGCTAGAGTTAAGTTGCAATCTCTATGGGATATATAACTGTCTCTTGAACTCGCACACTCGTATTGTACTAACTTTTAACACCCTTGTCAAGCCCCCATTGACTTATGGGTGTTTTTTGGTTATAATATAGTTACAAAGGACCATACACATGAGAAAGAAAAAGGTTGTATCGGAGCATTATGTAAATAATAAAGAGTTTCTCGAAGCACTTGTTATTTTTAAAACACAGTGTGCACGAGCGAAAGAGAAGGGTGAACCCCGTCCTCCGATCAGTAATTATATTGGTGGATGTTTTTTAAAGATAGCTACACACTTATCATATAAGCCAAACTTTGTCAACTATATGTTCAGAGAGGATATGATATGTGATGGTATAGAAAATTGTGTACAGTACATAGAGAATTTTAATCCAGAGAAATCAAATAACCCCTTTGCATACTTTACTCAGATTATATACTACGCATTTCTCAGGAGAATACAGAAGGAGAAGCGTCAGTTGGAGATTAAGAATAAGATTTTAAGTAAGTCGGGATATGATCAGGTCTTCCATACGGATGACAAGACAGGTCATTCTGATTATAATACTATTAAAGAGAACGTTGAAATAAAAATTAAGTGACCTACCCTATTACAATCATCGATGACTTCTTTGAGGATCCCGATGCTATAGTAGAGATAGCTAACAGTTTAAAGTACTACCCACCTGATATTGGCAATTGGCCAGGAGTACGAACTAAGGGACTTCATATTGAAGACAATAGATTATTTACATATGTTGGTGAGAAGATACATCTCCTCTTTCATGATTCAGTTCCTGATACTTGGGAATTACAACTCCACTTTCAGAAGATACAACCCTTTCATAGTGATAAGTACCATAAAAAAAATCGTGGGTGGATCCATCAAGACATTGACACACTCTTTGGTGGTATAGTATACTTGAATAAGGATACTGAACCTGATACTGGAACCTCTGTGTATAAAGCAAAGAACGGATACTCATTACAATACAAAGATGAACTACGAATTAAAGAGAGGCACTATCTAGGAGAGGGTATATCTGATGAGGATTATGAGAAAGGATTTGATGCTGCTCATGATCAATATGTTGAGACAGTTAAAGTAGAGAATGTATACAATCGATTTGTTTTGTTTAATAGCAAAACTCACCATGGGGTACAGACCTTCGGTTCTAAATCAAGATTGACTATGAATTTCTTTGGTATGGCTATGTCAGGTAAAGTTCCACCATTATTAAAAGCAAGATGATATTAAAACAAGAAGTAATTGACAAGATCCAATTAGCTATGTTACACACCAAGAAGAATGGTGATATGAACTGGAAGGATGGTGATGAGATAGATGTATGTCTTGCTGGTACATTTGCTGGCGATAAGTTTATTACTATCATCAACAGGACACGTAGTAATACAACTAAACAATGAAAGTTGCTATCATCACAGACCAACACTTTGGTGCAAGGAAATCTAGTAGAATATTTCATGACTTCTTTAAGAAGTTCTATCGTAATGTATTCTTTCCTACCTTAAAGGAACGTGGCATCACAACAGTTCTAGACCTAGGAGATACATTTGATAACCGTAGAAACTTAGATATATGGGCAGCACAGTGGGCAACTCATAATTATTTTGATGTACTAAAGGACATGGGAGTTGAAGTTCATGCCTTAGTAGGAAACCACACAGCATATTTTAAAAATACTAATCTCGTAAACACTCTGGTAACTACAGTTGGAGAGTATGATAATGTAACAATATACTCTAAAGCAACTGAGGTTATGATAGGTGGTCTACCTATTCTATTCATACCTTGGATCAATGAAGAGAATCATGATGAAACTTATTCTCTTATTGATGAAACTGAATGTCCTATAGCAATGGGACACTTAGAACTTAATGGGTTTGAGGCACACAGAGGATACATCATGGATCATGGCCATGCTACCTCTCCATATAAAAAGTTTGAAAAGGTATTCTCAGGACACTATCATCAGAAGAGTACTAGGGAGAATATAACATACCTAGGAAATCCATATCAAATCTATTGGAATGACTACAATCAGAAACGCGGCTTCCATATATTTGATACTAATACTAAGGAGTTAGAATTTATTGAAAATCCTTATTACATATATCAGAAGATATATTATGATGAGGATAGTATAAATTCATCTAAATTTAATTACGCTCAGTATACTCAGAGTTTTATTAAGATAATCGTTGAGAAGAAAACTAATACAGATAAGTTTGATTACTTCATTAGTCAACTGTATGCTGCAGGAGTTCATGAGATTAAGATTATTGAGGATCCATCCTTTGAACAGGATTTGAATGAAGAGATAGATGTAGAGAAGGAAGATACCCTAACTATATTAGATAAGTATGTCGATGACATGCAGTATTCTGATAAACCAGCATTGAAGGGAATACTCAAATCACTTTATGTTGAAGCTTTGGAGTTAGTTTAATGTTTATACTCTCACTCAATGGTAAGGAATCAGAGGGTGCTTATGCTGTGACAGAAAAGAAAGGGAACAAGTTAGTTTACATGTTTCTTGACAAAGACGACGCAATACGCTATGCTGGACTCCTGGAAGCTGATAATTTTCCAGAGATGTCAGTGGTAGAAGTTGATGATCGAGAGATTATCCATGCTTGTGTTACACACGGTCACGAATATTATGTTGTCACCCCCGATGACATAGTAGTACCGCCTAGAGAATAATTTTTGTCGAATGATTCTATTCAAGTCAATCCGTTGGAAGAATTTTCTTTCTACTGGTAATGTTTATAGTGAGATTAAACTTGATGCAAGTCCTGCTACCCTGATAACTGGAACAAACGGTGCTGGTAAATCCACATTCTTGGATGCCATGTGCTTTGCTTTGTTCAATAAACCTTTTCGTAAAATAACCAAAGGACAACTAGTCAATGCGGTTAACGAAAGGGATCTGCTCGTTGAGTTGGAATTTAGTATTGGTTCTCGTGACTATATTGTACGACGTGGGTTTAAACCTTCGTTGTTTGAAATCCATCTCAATGGACAAATGCTCTCGCAGGAAGCATCTGTTCAAGAGCAGCAAAAATATCTGGAACAGAGTATTCTGGGGTTGAATTATAAATCATTTACTCAGGTGGTGGTCTTAGGATCATCATGCTTTGTTCCATTCATGCAACTTACACCCCCTAATAGAAGAGAAGTTATTGAAGATCTTTTGGATATTCGTATCTTCTCTACTATGAATACTATACTTAAAGATAAGTTCAAGGCTGTTAGAGAAGATATTAGAGAGTATGATTATCAATTCCAAATCATAAGAGAAAAAGTTGAGATGCAGCAAAGGTTTATTGATGACCTTAAAGAGCAATCTCAAGCAAATAATAGACAAAGAAAGAC